ATAAATATTTGGACAAAAATTTTTGGCTGGATTCTAGTGATCGATTAATGTATGAGGGCAAAGCACCTCAACTTTCTGACACCAGAGCAGCCCGTATGCCAGCCTTCTTTGAACATGCAAACACAAATCTACCCCAGTACGCTTAACCTCCATTCGGAGAAGCTAGAAAAATTAGTTGAAGATTTAGAAAATAAATTTCCACCTCAAACCGTCCATCCAAAAGAAGAAATAAATTCTATTATGTATCGAGCTGGTCAACAGTCAGTAGTAGAATATGTAAAACAACTATTAGATTAAAATTATGTGCATCAGAATGAGAGCACCAAAACCTACACCAATGGCAGCACCTCCTCCTATTGTAGGTAGGAATCCAGACATAGCACAGGAAAGTGTGCTACCAGATAGAAAGGAATTAATCGAAGAAGATGATGTTACTGCTGTAGAGTATGGTACTAGTAAAAAAGCTGGATCACAAGCTAAAGCAACAGGTGCAAAACAATTAAGAATACCATTGAATACAGGTACAGCAACTACTGTAGCTAGTTCAGGAGGAGTAACTGGAGGGACACAATGACGGCTAGTCAAAGGTATTCACAGCTGTCATCAGGACGTTCACAGTTCCTTGATATGGCTGTTGAATGCTCAGAACTTACACTTCCTTACTTAGTACAATATGATAATCAATCAAGACAAGGCGTTAAGCATTTAAAGCAGCCTTGGCAATCAGTTGGAGCCAAGTCAGTTGTTACATTAGCAGCAAAGCTTATGCTTGCATTGCTACCACCACAGACAAGCTTCTTTAAACTACAAGTAAGAGATGATAAGTTAGGTGAGGACATAGATCCTCAGTTAAGAAGTGAACTCGATCTATCTTTCTCTAAGATGGAACGAACTATCATGGATTACATTGCAGCTTCTCAAGATAGAGTTGTTGTACATCAAGCATTGAAACATTTAATTGTCTCAGGTAATGCTCTCATTTATATGGGCAAGGATGGTCTTAAACATTATCCTCTACAAAGATATGTTATCAGTAGAGATGGTAATGGTAATGTAATAGAGATAGTTACAAAAGAATTAATCAGCAGAAAGCTACTGAAACTTGAACCTAAACCAGTAGATTCAATTAATCAAAATAACACAGGTTCAGATGGAGATGACGTAGAAGTATACACATGCGTCAAGCTAGATCCTAGCAGTGGTAGATGGAACTGGTATCAGGAAGTTGAAGGTCAAATCATACCTGAAAGCCGTAGTTCAGCACCAAAGAATGCTAGTCCATGGCTTCCACTTCGATTCAATACAGTTGACGGTGAAGACTATGGTCGTGGTAGAGTAGAAGAATTTATAGGAGATCTTAGATCACTTAACGGACTTGCACAAGCTCTCGTTGAAGGATCAAGTGTAGCTGCTAAAGTTATATTTCTAGTCTCTCCTAGTGCTACTACTAAACCACAGACTTTAGCTAAAGCTGGAAACGGAGCAATCATACAAGGTAGGCCAGAAGATGTTGGCGTTGTACAAGTAGGTAAGACAGCAGATTTTGCTACTGCTGCACAACTAGCATCAGAAATAGAAAGAAGAATATTAGACGCTTTCCTTACTTTAAACATTCGGAATGCAGAACGTGTCACAGCTGAAGAAGTTAGAATGACACAGCAAGAACTAAACGAACAATTAGGAGGACTATTCTCACTGCTTACTGTTGAGTTCTTGGAACCATACTTACGTAGAACTCTATTAGTATTACAACGTACTAATCAGATACCTAAGTTACCTAAAGAATATGTTAGACCTAAGATAGTTGCAGGAATTAATGCACTAGGTAGAGGTCAAGATAGAGAAGCATTAACTGTCTTTATCACATTAATAGCACAGACGTTAGGACCAGAAGCTTTAGTGAAGTATATTAATCCTGATGAAGCTATCAAGAGATTGGCAGCAGCTCAAGGTATAGATGTACTTAACCTTGTTAAGACTAATGAACAGTTACAACAAGAGATGGAAGCAGCACAGCAACAACAGATGCAAGCCTCTCTAACAGAGCAAGCAGGTCAGTTTGCTAATGCACCAGCTATGGACCCATCTAAAAACCCAGAAGCCTTAGAGCAAGCAAACAGAATAGCTGAAACAATGCAACAAGGAGTAGAACAACCACCTCAAGAATAAACATGGCAGAAACATTAACAGTTGACACTAATACACCTACAGAAACAGCTACTGATACTGTAGAAAACTTAACGCCAGAGGAGCAGGATTCTCTGGCTGTTGGTACTGAAATACAGGAACAACAAGAACAATTATATGCTGGTAAGTATAAGACAGCAGAAGATTTAGAGAAAGCCTATGGAGAACTTCAAAAGAAACTTGGAGACCAAGGTACTGAAGATAGCGGAGAAGCTGGGGACACCGAAGGTTCTGCAGAAGTGGAGTCAGAAGAAACAACAGAAGAAACGCAAGAAACTCCACAACCTACTGAAGCGTCTGCACTAATTGAATCAGCTTCTGAAGAGTACTATAATAATGATGGCAAACTATCTCCTGAAACATTAGAGAAGTTTTCATCTATGAGTAGCCAAGATCTTGTAGAAGCGTACATGAAAGTACAAAACAATCTACCTCAAGGTAATCTATTAGATGATGCAGGTGATATAAGTGATGCTACTGTAAATGAGATAAAAAACTTTGCTGGCGGTGAAAAGTCATATGATAATATGGTTCAATGGGCTAGTAATAATTTAGACTCACAGTCAGTAGAAGCCTTCGATAGTATAGTTAATACTGGTAGTGTCGAAGCTATTAAGCTTGCAGTCAATGGATTAAAAGCTCAGTATGAAAACGCAAACGGTTATGAAGGTACAATGGTAACAGGAAAAGCACCCACGCAAGCAAAGGATGTCTATCGTAGTCAAGCAGAATTAGTTGCTGCTATGAGTGACAGAAGGTATGATAACGACCCAGCCTATAGGCAAGATGTTATCGCTAAACTAGAACGGTCAGACAACCTAACATTTTAATTATGCCAGGACATTACGACGGACCACCTAAACCTCCTATAAGTAAACAACAAAAGAAAAATCGTGAACAGGGAATACACAGAACAGAATCACAAGCTGCAATAGAATATCAAAGACGAAATGCAGAAAGGTTAAGAAGACTGCACATGAATCCTGATGGTACTCCAAAAAATACTGGAGCTAACGAAAACTAATGGCACATCCTTACGACCCTTATGTACCTACAGATGATGATAAAGAGTACATTAAGGAACAATATGATAAGTTAAAAAAGAAGAAAGGAAAGAATAAATGGCAAGTTAATAGCCCTAATCAAACTTTAGATCACAGAGCATAACTATGCCAAGACCAGATTACTCAGGTATCCCAAACTCTAGGGATCTAAAAATTAGGGATGCTATGAAAATAAAAGATCCCATGAAAAGATTAATGATGCTTAAAGCTATAGCTAAAGGTGCATAATGGCAGGAAAAAATTTACTTTCAACTCCCTCTTGGGATAAAAAAATAAAGATTGATAAATATCTTAAAAATGATCAGAAGTTAAGAGAAAAATTTAAGTGGCAAGCAGTCAATCAGACATTAGATCATAAAGCATAGGTGTATCGTGGCGACCTGAACTTTCATCCTCGCCCATTAACATACTCATTTATTTTAATGAACGACACAGAAGTAATCGCACTTCAAGCACCTATTGAATACACTATGAACGACAACGCTGAATTACAGAACGGACGCTGGGCAATGATTGGTATCATGGCAGCTCTTGGAGCTTACGCCACGACTGGACAAATTATCCCTGGTATCTTTTAAATGAAAAAATTATCATTAGCTGTTGCAGCTACTCTATTCTCTAGTCCTGTTCTTGCAGGACCATATGTTAACGTTGAAAGCAACGCTAACTACACTGGCTCTGACTATGAGTCAAGAGCTACCGACCTACACATAGGTTATGAAAACAATCTCGGCTCCCTTGCATATTATATCCAAGGCGGTAAAACGATTAATGCTGCTGATGGCGTTGATTCAGAGTCTAATTTCTCTGGCAAGCTTGGTGGCTCTATCTCTGCTACAGATAAACTTGGTGTCTATGGTGAAGTATCTTTCTCACAAGTGGAAGACGCTGACAACACCTACGGTACAAAGCTAGGAGCAAAATACTCTTTCTAATTAAATGACTACAGCCACACTAACAAAACCAAATACCAACTGGGAGCGTTTATGTGACTGGGTTACAAGCACTGATAACCGCCTCTACGTGGGGTGGTTTGGTGTGCTAATGATCCCTGCACTCTTAACTGCTACTACAGCTTTTATTGTAGCTTTCATAGCTGCTCCAC